CTGGGATGCAGGCTCCCCAAACGAATAGAACAGTTCGTTCAGGACCCCGCATCTCCCGCGAGTTCCCACTCGCGGTAGGTGGATATTCTTCCACGAATATGCGCCGAAAAGGCAGCAGGAAAGTAGATGCCGAGCTCACACCGAGCTCTCCTGTCCCACTCGAGGACCTGAGAAATCCTCGTGTGAGTGGACAAGACCCCCGTGTTGGTACACGGCTTGGGCCATCGTTGCTTTCCGGGCTTAATCTCCTGTGCTCGAACTCTCTTCAACTTACCTCCCCTACCCATATAAGAAATATTCGTACCCATACTAATATAAGTGCGAATAAAGGCGTAAGGGATGAAGGCATCTCCGGGTTGGTTACTGTCAAGAGGAACGCGTTTCGAAGAAACGTGATCCTCAACCGATTCATTGATAGCCTTCCACATACCGCGATCTGCCGGTATGGATGGTATAACGAGAGGACGAGTGATCTTCGTCGGGTCATGGGCTCCCTCATGCTCAACACTCGTGCACAAGTATGTCTCCCAAAGAGCTCGCCGGCACCACCTCGGAACTCGGAGTCTCCCCTTGCAGGGATGTCCGAGCCCCCCGAGGCTAGCTGGCAGCTCTGCGGGTCTCTGCTTCTTCATTGCAATCTTACGCTGATTGCGGTATATTGTCTTTGCACAGCGTGCAAGACGATTGAACGAAGAGGAGTCTACCGAGTGTTGAGTCATAACCCCATTACCTCCGCGGACGAACTCCTTCAAGCTAGGCGGTCTAAACGGTACAAAACCAGATCTCTCCCTCGAGAGGAGAGCATAGGCTTCGCAGAACACGAAACCTATCTTAGACCTGTAAGACTTGCCTTCATGGAGTTCGCTCCCCACCGATCGCGCCCTCTGCGCGTAGTGGGGAACGTTATGAGGATGAGTAACGGCAGCCAGGTCATCTCCGCAGATGATCCTGTTTGGCCCGAGACCCTCACTCATCCAATGGTTGAGCAGACTAAGAACCGTGAAAGAACACGGGGTCCCCATAAGCGATCCTCGCTGCTTGGGAACTACTACACAACCATCAATAACCTCATAACGTTTTCGGCACGCTTCAGCCTCGCGTGGCTCCAAGTCCGACAGACGATAACGGATATGGTGCGGTTCTTTTCCCACTCCCAGACTCTCGGAGAGGGCATGGACGAGGTGGGTGGGCAAGCCCGCCCTACCAAGTCCACTTATGACAGCAAGAATCGCATCATGTCCAAACCCGTCTGTGGCACAAGTAAGGTCTGCACTGAGGAAAACCTTACTTCCATGGAGCCCCCCCGCCACTCGAGCAAGAATGTCAGCTTCCGTATGCGGAGCATATGGAAGGACTGGCTTGACACGCTCAAGCACACGGGGCCAGACGACCTGTCTTACGAGGTCGCCCTGGGCGAAAACTGCGGCCGGTGGGATTGTAATGACACGTGCCTTCATCCCGAGTTCAGCGATCACAGAGGCATGATGGACTACTTTCTTGGCCGAGTCTCGGCGGAGGAGCCAAGCAGTCGAACTGGCTTGATTCCGGACCGCGCTCAAAAGAACCGGCCATTCATGGGTAGAGTCATGCCTCACACGCTCACTCAGTCTACGCTCGAATTCCGACGCAAGTGCAGATCGCTCAGGTTTACCACTTCCTGGGCGAGGACGCCCGCCCCGTGTATATCCATCAACAGAAGCTTGTTGCCAAGCCTCTCTCGAGAGGGATTGCACGTACGACGAGTATCCACCCGACTCGCGTCCCGATTCAACCGTAGCAGAGGACGACGAAGGTACGATGTACGAAGATCGATTTTCTTGGAACGCACCCTTCATAAGTGTGTAAACGTGATGCTTGATATCCGCCAGATCATGCGGATCAGTCACGTGTCTTATGGAGAGTTTCTTCAAATGCTGGGTTACAGCTTGCTTGCAAAGAATATCTGGCGCGCTTGGCAAAGCGCGGGCAACCCTCGAGAAGGCGAGTTTACCCTTTGTATCGAGACTCTTATCAAGCCAACAAGCAAGCCGTCTTGGGAAGTGATTGCAAGGTGGGAATTGACGGGCTCTCTGCTCGAGAGCACTAGCACGAAGCCAGCTACAAAGGTCCTTCACGGCCTTTGCGGTGCTGAGCCATCCGTTTCTTTCCACAGAATAGCCAACCCACTTCCTCACTTCCCAAGAACCAGCACGCGTTCCAATACCACAGGAGATCAGCCCACACCACAGAGCACGCCAAAGCTCTGCGGGCTGCCGACCGATTCGACGACTAGGAGTGTGTCTTCGAGGCCTGCTGCGCCGTCTCTGTCCTGCGACAAAGATAGCACGAACAGCGCTCTTGGACACTGGGACGTCCCCACTACGCGAGCGTAGTGCGTCCCGACCCTTAACCGTCACATACGGGTAAGATGGAAGTCTTACACGCATGATCCTGCAAA